ATAGAATCTATTTTTTAGATTCTGCTTAATCCATTTAACCAAACTTTCCTCTAAATTATATTTCATAGGTAAGTTAACGTACTCGAAATGGGGCGGAGCCGATTTAACTTGCCTCACTTCAAATACATTTAATGAATTTATCTTTTTATTCTTAATCATGCCGCTGCATCGTAATGTACCGAGGTACCAAACGGTCCTTCTAAATTCTTATCACGGTTTGAGTGAATAACAAACACTGTATCACAGTAGTCTGGATCACCCCAGCTATCCCATGCATAACCATCTGTAAACATAATAAGTTTCTTAGGAACATAATCTTGTTCTTTCATATATGTCCAGTTAGCCATAAAGTCAGTGCCACCGCCACCCATTAATTGGTAGTCCAGCAAGTCTTTGCCGTCGTTAGCTTCAAAGTCTTCTTCGTTGTATACTCTAGTATCAAAGCACCATACTTTAATGTTATAGTCTGGAAACTCTTCCATAATACCTTTGATTTCACCTAAGAAATCTTTGCCTTGTACTTCGCCAATCGAACCACTCATGTCTATACAAACTGCAATATCAATAGTATCTTCAAAGTCCATGCTAGGTAAAATAGCACCGCTCATCTGACCTTTGCGACTTGGACGACTAAATGTGTAGTCACTTCTAATAGAACTTTGTACAGACTGACGGATAATTTCACGCCAGTTCATCTTAGGTTCAGTAAGCTCTTTGATAATGCGCTGTACAGCACCTGGAACATTGCCAGCACCAGCACTCTGTGCCGCAGAGATCATATTCTCTTTGATCTCATCTTTGATCTGCTTCATGTCTTCTTTAGAGTACTTAGGCTTAGATTTGCTTGTAGCATTACCGTTGCTGTCTTCGTCTACATCACCGTCTGAACTGCCTTCGTCACCTTCGTCCATGTCAAGGTGTTCGTCTAACATTTCGCCAAGTTGTTTTAAGTATTCTTCGCCGTTCTTTTTAGCCTCTTCATATACATCATCATATACTTCTTCGCTAGTCCAACCTTCGTACTTAAAGTCTTGATAGCAATCAACAATGCTTGGAATAGTACCAATGCGATCACGCACAAGTGTATTGTTTACAATGTAGTCTGCGCTGATGTTGTAAATCATAGGATTGCGATCTTCACGCCGTCCTAAGTGATCAAATACCATATGCAAGATTTCGTGTGCAACAACAAACTCAATTTCTTTATTGTTCATTGCATTAAAGAATTGTGTGTTGTAATAAAGGTTGCGACCATCTACAGCCGCAGTAGGAAGCCAGTCATCCGCCGCAATAATTTTTAAGCGTGTAGCCATGTTGCCAAAAAACGGATGACGCAGTAGCAAGCCAATACGTGCAGTAATAATACGATCCATAACTTCTACACGCATTGTTTCTAATGCTTCGGGTGTAATATCCGGATCTGGAGTAAAGTTTTTTAGTTTACTTGCTGTATCTTTAGTGCTCATGTCATTGCCCTTTATCTAACTTATACATATATTATAGCATCTATAGTATATATGTCAACCATTATATTTGTCGAAAGAAAGGACGAGCTCAAAAGAACTTGTCCTTTTTAGTTCGTTAAGCAGCGTTTGCAGCCTTAATATATTTGCCATAACGGTCGTGGAACTCATCAAAGCACTCTACTTCATCTGGATCAATTGGCAAGCCGTACTGTGTTAGTGCAAGCTTAATGCCCATTACAACAAGCTCAGTGTCAAAGTTATCCATTGAAAAGCGCAGGAAGTTGTTAACTTTGTCATCAAACTTCTTATCGCCGTTGTCACAGGATTCTTTAAGCTCGTAGCACAAAGACACTGTTAAAGAGTACATAGCACTAATTTCTTTAGTTTTCAACTCTTTTACTTTGCCTGTTAAAATATCAGTAGGGTTAGGCATGTTAGCAGCTACCTTGCGGTGTGCCATAAACTTGACAGCCAAGCCTTCGCCTACTGCACCTGCTACAAGATCTGTAGTGGTGTTTTCGTCTAACTCGTCTTCTAGCAATTCTGATACAAACGACCACGAACGAGGCGTTGCAAACGAACGTGATGAGCTCTTAGGATCAAAGTCATACAAGTCTTTCTTAGCAAAAGTCAAGTAGCCTACAACATCAGTGTGCTCATTGTTAGCAACTGCCCAGTTGAACCAGTCGTCAAAGTTAACAGCAAGTTCTAAGTGAATAAAGCGGTTAGCCAACGGAGCAGGCATACGATACGTAACACCTTTATCAGCTTCACGGTTACCTGCTGCAACAACAGAAACGTTGTCTGGTAACTTGTAAGTGCCTACACGACGGTTAAGAATAAGCTGATATGCTGCTGCCTGTACACTAGGCGCTGCCGAGTTCATCTCATCTAAGAACAGTGTAATATGATCATACTGTGCTGCAAACTCTTCTGAAGGAAGTTCGTTAGGCGCACCCCATACCATTGTACCTGAGTTGCTGTCAAAGTAAGGAATGCCTTTAATGTCTGTAGGCTCCCAAAGGCTCAAACGAATGTCAATCAAATGCGAGTTTGCAAAGGTGTCGTTAACTTGACGTACAATGTCACTCTTACCAATACCTGGAGGACCCCATAAGAAAATAGGACGCTGCTTTTTAAGCGCATGTTTAATGCTGTTTTTTGCGCCGTTTGGGCTAACTGTGCGAGTCGAAGTATCCATTGTGTATTCCCTCTTTGTTTACATCAGTGTGTTTATTTAAACTATACATATATAATAACATATCTACAGGATTTGTCAACTGTTTTCTAAAAAAAGAACTTGTTTAATTTCAATAACTTAGGATTTATTTTGTCTAGTAATTGCTTTTGTTAGGCCGTATTTGCGTAAATCACCACTAAAAAGAGTAAGCTCAACTGCTTTCTTTTCGTTCGTTACTATGATACTTCTATTTGTAAGATAGTAAGGACAGTCAATAAACTTGTCAAGGTGTATGATCACTTGAGTAGATAAAGGAACATCTCTTGGATACGGAATATCATAAGTAGCTAAATCTATTTCTGTTAATATATCAAACCCAGCTTCTGTAAGACGCAGGCCACCTTCGTCCTTTTCTCTATTGTTCTTCCACCATATCGGCATGTATTCTGCTATAGTAACATTATTGGTGCTCTTACCTAGTTCTTTTAGAAAGAGCTTTGTATATACTTCTTTCCAGTTCATTCTTCTGTAACTAACTCGCCAGTAGTAAGTTTATAAACTACAAAATCTTCGCACTTAAACATTTCGTTTAATTTTTTAGCAAGATTGTGTGCGTGTCCTGGGTTTGAAAAACTAACTTTCTTATACTTAGGTCCTGGATAGTTTGTAAGAGCGTTTGCACTTTTTAAATTAAAAGGCTTGCTTTGATAAAACACTGCCCATATTGCCTCAGCTTCGAGTACTTGTTCGCTCTTATAAGTCTTATTGTTAATGTTTTCTAATATAACTGTTGGCTTTGGTCTGCTCATATGCGTAATCCTTATAATTAACTACGCATATATTTATCTTTTTAAAACATTAACTACGCACTTAAAACTTAGATCCGCCATCTAAATTAATTTGTATAACTTCGTCATCACTATTTTTAGATTCTGCAACAAGTTTTTCTAAGTCGCCATGTAGTCTACTCATAACAGCACCTAAGGTAAATGCTAATGTTTTAGCTGTTGCAATGTCAAGTTTAACTTCTCTTGCCCGACTTTGTTCAGCTGCCTTTACAGCATTTAAAAATTGCTGTAAAGGAATGGTGTTTAATGGATCAATTTTTTGCACGGCGTAACTCCTGTCGCATTTCTATCTCAGTCTTAAATGGTCCTTTGAAGTTATAACGCTCGATAGTAATTAGTTTTGGGCAAAAACTTTTAACCCAGCCTTTGTCAAACTGAATAATATAATATCCAGCACAATATGCACTTTTAGATTTATTACTTTTTGTAAACAATGGAAGTTTACGTTTTACGTCATACATTGTATTAAACGGAATTACACTAGTTGGATAACCGTGTACTGTGCAATTTTCATGATTAAAAGTTATTTTATTATTTTCACTACCTAAGGTAGTCCAAACAATGTCAGTCCCAAATCTTTTCTTCATTTCTCGTTTGTTATCAAAGAAACATGTCTCTCTATTGCTAGAGAACATATACCTATCATCATTCCACGACATTGTGCCAATGCGTTGTTCGTCGTTTTCGATAATCCAAAATTTATCTTTTAATACTGGTTTTGCTTTTAATGTCATTTAGGGTACCTCGCTTGTAAAGGTTGTGCAAAAGATTGTGCCTGGTCTGCAATACGTTGCATGTCCCACTTAGCACAGAACTTCATAAGACGCATGCCTACTTGTGTAATTTCTTTAGGCTCTACTTCTGCAACAGTGTTATTAATTATCTCTCTAATGTCTGCAGGTTGTGCGGTCAAATCACACAATACAACATTACGATTGTAATCATCTAATACACGATGTTCGTCACCGTTGTGATCTGTCCAACGCTGTAGCATCATATTGTTCCAGTTAAAACCTTTAGACTGCTTGTCTTCAAATGCTTCATTTAGACCAACTTTATTCTTAGTGCCTTTTGTACGTACACCTGGATAAGCACTAAACACGTTATCACTAGTGTCGCCACGCATACACTTTTCAAACAACATAAATGCAGGATTAGGCGCAGCTTTAGGCTCTTTAGTTTTCTTGTCAATAACAGGATTACCTTTGTCATCAAAGTACCCTTCGTGTGTAATAGTCATGTTAGCAACGCCATTGTA